CGCCCGTATAGGAATATTGGGGAATGGCAAGGGTCTGTGGGCCCGTGGTCGCGCCGTTTCCACTTAGGGAAATCAGAATCTTCCCGGCCGTGGTGCATACGATGTCGAGCCGATAAAAGACGCCTTCAACCGGGGTGACTCCGGTGTCGAAGAGGTTCCCTTGCGTGTTATTGCGCAAGTACGTGTTCGGGATGAAGTTCGAGACAGCCTCAAACTTTAAGGTGGTATCGCCAATGGCCGCAGTGTGCGCGGTCGCGGCATGAGATTCCGCCACGCCCGAAGGATTGTTAAGCGTCAGGGTGGTGCTCGAAGAGGCTATGCAGGTGAAAATGCCGTTGTTGGTCCCACCCAAGAAACCGGCGATGGTTATCTTTTGTCCTACATAGGCCAGCAACCCCCCGCCCGTGATCGTTCCGGTGTAAATGGTGTTGCCGCCGCTTGCATTCGCCGCCGCGGAAAGTACCAGGCTCGCGCCCTGGTCCCGGTCGTATCGCAAGCCGACAAAGCAATTCGGGCGCGTTCCGGTCGTGGCCATTGTCGGAAGCGATTTTGATTCCCATCCGAAGAAGCCCATATAGAAGGCGACCTTCGGCAAAACGGGGGAACCTGAAAACGCGGTATCGTCCGTAGCGATGGGATCTAAGCGATTAAACTGAAACACCCATGTGCATTGCCACGGGGGAGCATCAAAGAGCGGCCAGATATTCGCCCAGCCGGGGTTTGCCGGGCTTGTCCCCGCGGCATTTTGCCATCCCGGGCACATGAACCCAGCTTTAGAGGCCGTGGCATCCGGAAATATTTGAACGCCCGAAAAATAGGGTGACGGGAATGTCGCCCAGCCGCCGAGATTGTCCGAGCTGCCGGGAGAGCTCCAGGTCCAGTTAAGCCTTCCCACGGTCCCGGCGGTTATGGAGCTCGTCGGTTGCGGCGGGGGAAAGTCGTCTCTCAAATAGAAATATGCCGGGTCTGTTTCCCAGATCGTCGCGCCGTGGATCAGCCCATCGCCCAAGGAGGGCGGAATCACGACGGGCGGAATCGCTGCAACGGCCGCGGCGGCTACGGGCACGGCGACGCTCTTGGCCGCGGCGACGATGCCCGGGACGCCGCTCGGGCCTGGCGGCATTACTCGGTAGCCGCCGATGCCGCCCGGATAGCGCGTGGGCATGATGTCGGGCGTTAGCTGCATCTGCTGCGGAATCGACGCGGCGTAGAAGGGGCCGGGCCCAGGGGGCCCGGCCGGCGGCGCTGCACTCGGACCAGGTGAAGGCGTCGGGTCGATCGGCGCCCAATTCGGCGGCAAGCCGTCGTTTGGCGTGCCCGGATCAACCAACCTCGGAACGCTAGACACTAGAGCTCCTGATACTTTCGGCCGAAGATCCCGAAGCTGATGAGCTCGTTTCGCACCGTGTCGGTCGAGCCGAAATCAACCTTGAGCCGGATCCGCCGGCCGAGAGCGACTTGCATGGTCTGGCTGATGTAGAAACGGTCGGGCCAGTAATTCGGCGTGATGGCGTTTCCTTGATAGGCGATCGGCGGATCGAAAACAAATTGCGAAAGCAAATTCCAGCTCGGGCTCGGCGTCGGATCGTCTATGACGAAAGAAACGAGCGGCTGGGTTCCCACGGATTCAAAATCCATCTGCACAAAGTCGATCGCCGCACGCTGGCCAGGCGAAACGAGCGTGATGGCGCCGATGTCAAACCAGGACGAGTAGGCCGAGCCATTGTCGCTATAAACGCTCGTGTCGCGTTTGAGAATCGGCTGATTGGTTCCCGTGCCGCCCACGAGCAACTTGCGCACGCCCGGCGCCGTCACGAGAGATTGAACCATTTTGCAGCCGCCTACGATCGCAGCCCTGGGCGACCAGACGGAGACATTCTCGCCGCTCACGTCGGCGCCCACCTGGTGGGGATTCAGGCGAAACCATTCGCTTGAGCCATCCGCGATGTAGACCGCATTGTCCGTTCCGGATTCATGCACGGTCACGTAGGCATTCGCGGCGTTAAAAGCCTTGAGCTTGTTGCCCACGGGGAAGCCGGATCGAGCGAGCTGCAAGGATGGGTTGAGGATCCAGAATTGCGAGTCGCTCGAGAGGAAGCAGATCTCGCCGCCGATCACGTCCCAGGCGTTATAAGACAGCAACCCAACTCCGGGAACCATTGTCGTTGCGTAGAAACTCGAAGTCAGCGGGCCACCGTAGATGCACTCGAAATCCGTCGTGGTCGGGCAGATCAAACCCGCCGGCGTGTGAATGCACGCGGTGACAGTCGACTCGAACGGGAAATCGTCATCGGGACTGAAAGCCTCATTCGGGTTGCCGGTAAGCACGTCCGGGCCGCCCGAGAAATACACCGTGTTTCCGACGGCGCCGAATACGCGCTGGAAATGAAGCTTGCTACAAAGCGGCCGGAAGGCGGCGAGCGGCGGATCATTCGCATGGTTGATGGGCGCGCCGATGAAGTTATCGAGCCCGGGGAAGTTAATCCCGCTCACGGTTGATGCCACGTCGGGCAAGAAGTCTTTGAACTGCCAGGGCTGCGCGACGCCGCCGATAGGTTTGGGCGCCGGGATTTCGATGAGCTCGAACATATTATCGACGCCCCCGCCATCGCCATCCCTCCAAATAACGATCGTGTCGACCTGGGGATCCGTGGATCCAAAACCGGCCACGGTGTTGACGGCGCCGGTGGTGTTGGGAGTCGAGAGCGTCGCGGCCGGCGAAGCGGTTGAAACGGCGCCGGTGCCGCCGCCCTGATAAGCGCCGAGCGGGGTCGTGAGTCCCGGGACATTGCCGAGCGGAGCGAGCGCCCCTTGGGTGTTCAGGTTGACGAAAGTCAGAAGCGCGGTCGTCACGTAATCGTCCGTCGCCTCGCGGCATTTGAACGAGTACGCGTACACGTGGCTATTCGTCCAGGTGATTGATTGAGCCGAGAAGGCCGCGGCGCACGTCCAGGTGATTCCCGAATCCGTCGTCGTAGCTCCCACCGTCGTCGCCCAGGAAGGGGCCACGCTGCCGGATTTCCCGCTCGAGGTGACAAACTGAACGAAGTTCGAGCCGATCACCGAAGCGCCGCCGAAAGCCTGTGAGCCGAGCGGCGGGGCGAATCCCACGGCCGGCAAATACCATTGGGTCGCGGCCGCCCACGTAACCGGCGGGCCCACGCACGCCCAGCTCGTCGTACCGTCGGCCGTCTGCGCTCCGTAGGTTGCGCCCCAGGGATTGAATACCGCGGTCCCGGCATGAGTCTCGGCGACGCCCGAAGGATTCGCCACGACGAGCTGCGTCGACGAGCAAGAAATGACTTTGAAAGTCCCGTTGTTTGCCGAGGTCGTAAAGCCCGCGATAACCGCGTTGTAATTCGCGAGAAAAACGGGTGCGAAAGTTCCGGTATAGGTGGTATTGCCGCCGGATGCGTTCGCGGCCGCGGTCAGCGTGGCGGTGGTTCCGGGTTCGATTGTCGCGCTCGAGCCGTTCGTCAAGCACACTTGCATATTGGTGCCGTCGAAGATGGCCGAGAACGTCGAGTTGCCGTACACCCAGGCGATGAAGCTTGTTGACGCGGACCAGGCCGACGGGCCCAAGCAAAGCCACGCGAGCTGATTGTCGGTGGTGATGGATCCGATGGCTTGCGAAGTGATTCCCGTCCAGGGCGTATAGCTTGTGTTGGCCGTCGTTCCGGCTGTCGTCGCCCCGAGTAAATAAATCGCCTGTCCGTTGCAAAGAGTCCCATTCGCCGCGATGTAAGGCGCGACGGGGAAGCAGATTGCCGCGTTGATTTTGCTCGGATCATTCCCCGTCGACGGCTGGATGTATTGATTAAAAACCGTGTTCTTGCTCCACTGCGTGACAACGCTCGGCGTTCCGCCCACAACCCCCAGGGGCATCCACTTGCCGCCGCCCGAGTACTCGGCCACGCGATTCGCGCTGTACGTCGTGCCGCTGGCTGAAATGTTGAGCGTGAAAGCCGGCCGCTTCGTCCCGCTCGTCCAGGAGTAATTGTGCGAGTTGATCCAAATCGCGTTTGTCGCCGGATCGTAGATGGCTTGCCCGGACTGATAGATCGTCGACGCGGACCAAAGACCGATCTGGCCCTGAGAAGTCCAAACCACGCTTCCGTCATTCGTCGTCGTGCCCGCCCCCGTCGAAAAGAGCGGCGCGCCATTGCCGCTCAAACCGATCTGCGTTGAATTGTTTGCGAGCGCGTTCACCGAATAGAGCTGCTGAGTGTTGCCGTTGCCGTCGACGATGAGCCCCATCGTCGAAAAAACGGTGGATGCGGCCCAGGCCACGGCCGAAGCGCCCGAAGCCACTACCGTGACGGTCGGCGCGGTCGCCGGAGATGCGATCCCCCAAAGCCAGCTTGTTCCGTTCGGATTCCCAGGCGTGTACTTGAGAAGATCTACCCCGTCACCGTAATAGAGCGTGTCGGCGGCGCCGACGAAATAGCCCTGGCCGGCGCCCGCGGACTTCGTAAAGATCTGAGTTTTCGTTCCGTCCTGATTGTCGACATAAACCGCGGTTGCGGTGTCGATGATTACCTGAACCGCTCCGCTCGAGAGCTCGAAGGAAAAAGCCTTGTCGGGCGCCGTCGGATAGGTCGTCCCTGAAAATGTCGTCGTGCCGAATCGGCGAATCAGGGTGAGCTCATTTGAGAGCTCGACGTTGAGCCCGTCCCAAAGCACGTCCTGACGGCCGCCATAGAAGCGCGCGGTAACGACGTTTGAGGGATCGTGAAAGACATGGCGCTGGGTCCAGAGTCCGGTGAGGGTTGCGGCGACGAAAAGCGACGCGTACTTCGGTTGCTTCTGCGGCGGCGCCTGGCTGAAGGCTTCCGCGGCCATTAAACCACCCGCGCTTGGTGCGCCTGTTGCACGCGTAGCTGCGCGGCAATGGCCTGTAGGTCATTGAACATCGCTTGCGAATACAGCATGGCCTTGGTCATTTCCGAAAGCCCTTCGGCCTTGCTGATGAGCGCCGCCATGCCGCGCTGGCGATAGAGGCCGGCGCGCGAGTCGTCGTTGACCTGAAACACTTCGGCCAGGAAAAGATTATTGAAAATGTCCATGTAATAGGTGGGGATGTTGCACTGCGTGAACCAGTCCTGCGTCGTCGCGGTGAAAAGCGTGGGAACTTTCTGGTAGGTCGAGACGACCGTGTAAATCTGATCGGGCGCACTCAAGAAGCGCAAGCCGATGCTGGTCCCCGGAGTAACGAGCCTCACGCACACCGAATGCGGCCGCGCGCTTTGCTCCGAGCTCTTGCCGAGCACCGATGAGTTGTAGACGTTCGGGACGCTATAGCTTTTGCTGTTTGCGTCGGTGAGCGTCACCTTCTCGAGAAATCCGAAGTTCGCAATATTCTCGGTGTAGTCCTGCGTGCCGGCGACGGTTGAAAGGCTCGAGTCCTCGGCGCGATTGGTCGGCCAGGTGAGCGGCGGATTGAGCATAAACGTCACGACCATGTTCGCGATCGTCATCGCCGGCTCGCTTCCCGTCGCAGAAGTGAGCGGCGCGTAGCGCGCGGTCATGGCGCGGGACCAGAGAATGGATTGATCGAGCGTGTAAGCCATCGGCTAGTTGCTCCCCCGAAAAGGGCCTTTGCGGGCTCCGCTGTGGGAAAATGGGCCGTTTTGCGTAGCGTCAGAACGCATTATTTGGTACCTTCCGGCCTATGAAGAAAAAACCTGGTGGTTCTACCCCCCGGAAGTCGCCAAAACGCGTTCTTGAGCACATCCCCATTTCGATGTCGAAGCAGGTTCGGCGCAAGTGCGGATACCCTCCGTGCGGTAAAAGTTTCCATCCGCGGCGCTACTGGCAACGGTTTTGCTCCGACAAGTGCAAGGCCGACGATTGGAAGTCTCACCATCCCGTTGTGTACGATCCGCATCCTTTCAAAGTCGCTCGTTCGCGCTAAGTAACCGGGCCGCCGAAGGGCCAGTAAGGACCCAGGTTGCCCGAGTTGCGCGAGCCGCCGGCGCCGATGATGGTCCGCTTCGGCCGGATCTTCCGCAGCTCGAGCTCGCGATCCGATTCCCGCTTGAGCGAGAGAAGAGATTCAATCCACGCTTTTTTCGCCGGCAAATAATTTGCCCGGGTTTTCGCGAGCGGGTTGAAGCGATAGCACTCGGCCACGCAGCCGTCGAGAAACCGATGGTAGAAATCGTCAGTCATCGGAAAAAGAGTTTGCGTCGAGAGGCTCGTCGCGCCCGTGAACTTCGTCGGCTTCATCTGGCCCACGAGATAAACCTGCCAGACTGTCCCTGTCTGGCTTGGTACGGGCGTGAGCCGGATGCCCTGGCCGTAAGGATCGACGACGGTCCACTTCACCGTGCCGTCTGTTACCTGGGTTCCGGCCGGTGATGCCGGGGCCGCCGAAGGCGGGGATCCGCCCGTCGTCCCGTAGGTTGTGAGCACGAGCAAATTCGCGTTCGCGTCGCGGATTTGCAAAATGGGGTTCTGCGGCATCGGGGCGCCCGAAACGAACGGCGTCGAGATGAGTTGGTTTGCTTGCGGGTTGTTTCCCCAGGTCGAATTGCCGGTGATGGGGGCGCCCCAGGTGCCGTAGTAGAGCAAATTGTTGGCGAGATAGTTCGCGCGTGCGAGCGGCTGAACAAAAACGGAGTTCGATACATAGCCGCCCGTCGACCGGCTTTGGTTTCGGCCGACTTCAATCCAGGACTGAGGTTTCGGCATGCGCGGGTTATTGATGTCGATCGCGATGCCTTCCTGGAGCCAGGCGAGATTTGTGGTGCTGGGGTCGCCGTCGACGGCCGTCATTCCCGGCTGGCCCACGAGCGCGTAATCCTGCTGCCAGGAGTTATAGACGAAAAGCGGAAGGTTGAATTGGTTCCACTTCCACGGGAACATGCCCTCGCCGCCGCAGAGATCCTCCATCGTCTTGTTGGCGACGGAAATGATGGGACGGACGGTATAGCCGGCCTCGTCCCATCCCGGATCGAGATCCCCGTGAGCGACGAGATCATCGAACAAATTCTGGAGCGTTATCTGACTCTGAGAAGAGGCCATCAGAACACGCTCGCATAGAAAGCGATCCGCCTCACGTGACTCAGGAATTCGGTGTGGCCGAGAGCTCTCTTCATGTAGTTGCAAATCGAACAGCAGGAAACCGAGTTTGAGAACGTATAGCCTTTCAGGTTGTCGCGCCGATCAATTCCATTCCAGAAAAGCTCCGTTCCGCATGGCCGCTTTCCCTCGCGGGCGAAAACTTGCTGCGGCTTCCTTCCACAATAAGAGCAATCTCTGCTGCCCGCGAATCGGAATTCCTCTACCGTAAGATCGAAACCTATTCGCCTTGCTCTGGCGTTATCGCGGTACTGGCGAAATCGGTATCGAAGGGCGGCTTCCCCGTCAGGCAGAATTCTGAATGCTCGTCTGTAGCAACCGCAACTTTTCGTTCGCCCGCTTGCAAGCCATGAAGTGCGGACATGAGTCTCACGGCCGCATTCGCACCGACAAATCCAGAAAGTGCCCGTACCGCGCTTCTCGCGTCGTGGCGATCTTCCGATGACGATGAGCCTTCCGATTTTGCGGCCCATCAGATTAAGGGCTGCCGTCATATTTCGGCTCCGCTACTTATGCCGCCGGGCTTTCCCTCGCGTCGGAATCCTCGGGCTCAACGCGCTCGATTCGATACGCGCGGCTCGTGAGGTCGCGCGAGTTCTCGAAGCTGTAGAAAAACTCGTTGATCTGCTTCCAACTCTGCCGCGTCGGATTCGGGATTCTTTCGCCGTGGCGGATGATGTACTCCGACCTGTCGCCGGGCTTCCAATCGAAGCGGCATTTGCCGCAATAGATCCGCACGCTCTTGTCCGAGAGATAGTCCTTATGGAGCCCGCATCGTTTGGTTTGCGGGATAACGCCCACGCGGTGATTTCCGAGCAAGTGATCGCAGACTCTTTGAATCCGGGCGGCTCGCGCCCGGTCGTTTGCTTCCTGTTGGTGCAACTGCGCGAGTGCGACTTCTTGCCCCTGTTTCTTGCGCTGCGCCTCGGCGCTCTTCTCGGCGCGTTCCTCAAGTGAGATCCGCGCGAGCGTGGTCATCGGATCTTCGGCCTTGGGCTTACGCGGCCGCTTGGCCTTCGACGGAATTGCGGTGGTTCTTACTTCATCACGCAGCTTTGACATTTTGATTTCTCCCATTGCGGTACAAAAAGAGTTCGCGCCTGTAGATCCTCGAGATCGTCGCGACGCGCGGCGCCCCGAAAATCTGATGGGCTCGCTCTTCGGTGAAAACCCCGTTTTTAATCAGCGCGAGTACGGCACTGCGCCATCCGATATCGCGGAACCCGCTCGGAAGATTGGTCCGCGGGTCGATTCGCATGAGCGACCATTCCCACATGAGCGGCACTTGGATGGAGACCATCGGCTGAAACTCGCCGCCCGTGGGCGTGGACGTCAAGACGAAGAGCGACGCGCTTCCGTCCTCGAGCTGCGAGTCGTGGCTGAAACAAGTAAGCCCGGCCGTCCGGAGCCTCTTCATAAACTCGGCCGCCGGCATGATGTTGACGCGCCGGCCGGCGGGATCGGTGAGCAAGAGCTGGTCGCCATCGCGGTAGGCGCGGCATTCGGCTAACAGATTCTCGCGGCATTCTTTGCGCCACTCATCGACCATCGCCCGGTAATCTTTCGGGAAGCGAATCCAGTCGGGCGTGCCGTGCTTCAACACGCCTTTGACGAATTGGGCGATTTGCCTTCTGTCAACGGCCACAGCTTGCCCCCCGTGATACAGTTTTACTTTAGGTACCTGGCGCGTGGGCTACCAGAGATCTACGATCGGCCCTCCGATCGCCCGCGCGCCCCCTTCCTTCAACTTCCACTTCGCACCGTGCTGCTTTTGGTTAGGCCGTCAACTGCGGGATCGCGTCAATCCACCGGGTTCGCGCCGTGCCTTGTGTGAACGGCGGTGGCGTGAACACGAGGTGCGCCCGGGTGGCCACCCAAGCGCCGATCGTGCCGGTCGGATCAAAACTGGTTCCCGGCGCGTCGGTGACGATGTTGGTCTTGATGGTTTTCCAGTCGGCGTCACCAAATTGCGTGTCGCCCGGCACGCGCATGACGAGCATGAGGTATCCGTACTTCGCCTGCATGTAGGTCCGGTAGCCGGTCTTGCCGCCCGAGAGCGACGGGGTTGACGTCAGGAACGGAGTAATGCCGAAACTGACGCCCAGCCCGGGCCCGATCTCCATGCGCTTCCACTGGCTCGTGACGCCGGCGACTTCTTCGTATTTGCGGATGTCGGAGTACTTCCAGAGATCCGCGATCGAAGCATTGACAGTCGTCGAGTTCGCGATGTCGTTGAGAAGCAGGGGAGAGATCTGGCCACCATAAAGATCGCCCTTGATCGGCATCGCCGGCAAGTTGAAGAGCTGGCTCTTCATCGTGCGCAGCGCGTTGATCGTGAGCAAATAGGCCGGGGATCCGCCGGAAATGAGCGCGTTCTGGTCAACGGTGGTATCCGTGTTGGCCTGAGCGTCCAGCCCGACATAGGCGAGATTGTTGATGGTGATTCCGAGCTGATAGCCCAGCAGCTCCGCGGTCGACCGGGCCTGGTCCGGATCGAGCGAGGAAGCGGCCGAAAAAGCCGACCAGTTCGCGAAGGCGTTGTACTCGGCCACTTGCGCGTTCACAAAAGACTGGCCGAAATATTCCGGGTCTCCGATGACGCCATCGGCCGACGCGGGGATCGTGTCGGTGATGAGGTCATAGGTGAACATCGTCCGGTTCACGCCGGCATGCAAAGCCTGTTCCCGTTGCTCGGCCGTCCAAACGAAAGCGGCCGTGTTCGCCATGAGCGGGGGGATAAAATTCGCGTCATAGTGGGTGATCTGCGAGATCAGGTTATTGGCGACATTTGCCGCCGATGGATTTGCTCCCATGCTGCCCTCGTTCTTAGCGGCCGGCCAGCGCAGCGGTCAAAATTGCATTGAGCCGCGGATCCTTCATCCATCGCTCGTATTCCGGCCGGTTGTTGTAAAGCATGTTGTAAGCCTCGACTCGAGTGAGAATGGGGGTTCCTGGTGCGCCTGCTGGTCGCCCCGACGCCTGGCGATCGGAAATTCCGCCTACGGGCGCCGCCCCTCGCGGTTGGGATGAAGGGGTTCCCGGATTGGGTGGATCATTCCCGGGTGCTGCTGGTGCATTGCCAGGGTCGGGCGGTGGATCATTGCGGGGTGCTGCGGGCGCCGGCCTTTGCGCCAACTGATCTTGCATGGCCGCGAAAGCTATTTCGAGATTGTCCAGGTCGTACTCGAGCCCGTTGCGCTCGATGTATCCGCGGAGAGCCAAGCCATTTGCTTCGACGTTGTAGTAGTCGTGCCGATGAAGAGTGATGAACTGGCCGGCGATGCGCAGCCGGCGTTCGCGTTCCGTCTCTTCACCTTGGCGTTCGACTTCCCCGGCGACCGGACTGACGCGAGACTCTACCACTTTTTGAATCGCGTCCGCGGCTTTTCTGGGATCCTGCACGTCGAGACCGAGCTGTACTTTCTCTTCTTCGGTCATCGCGGCGGGTTTCAGATTCACTCGCGTCCGCGCCGGCGTGGCCCTTTTTTTGAGTGATTCGATGTGGCGGTTTGCGCGCTCGAGCGTGCGGGAAACCTCGAGATTGGTGCGGGCCGCTTTGATCGCGAGCTCGCCCGGTGAATCGGCGATCAGGTTGGTCATGCGTGGGCGCATCTGACGGTCGAGAATGGGTTCCCCGGCTTCGTCGGTGAGAGGAAAGGAAATCGTGTACTTGGTGACGCCATCGACTACCACTTCTTTCATTTCGATTGTTTCTATCGTCATTGCGTTCTAGCCTCCGGTGCTTTTTTCTTTGCTTCCTTCTGCCGCTCGACTTCCTGCTGCTGCAAGAATTCCCAATTCAAAACGACTTCTTTCCGCAGGAGTTCGAGAAACAATTTCATGGCGTAGGCGACCGAGCTGATGGCGTCGATCTTGACGACGCGCTCGGGATCGTCGGGCTCGACGTCCAGCACGGAAAGCAACTGCTGGTCGGCGTGCCCTTTGCCGATCCGCTCAAGCAGCACGGTCATTCCCGGATGCTTGGTGATCGAGCCCAGGTCCACGCGCTCGGTCGGGCCCAGTTTGATCGGGACGTGCTTTTTCACCCGGCCGTCTCCACGCCCAAAGGCTCGCTGTGATCGAGCAGCAAGGCATGCTCGGTCTGGAGCACGGTGGCCTTTTCGCCGGCGCGCGCGAGGGCGCTATCGAAAATCTGCTTGTCTTTGTTGGCCGCGGCGGTGGCCTGTTGCTGTTGCGCGCCCGCTGCTTTCTGGGCCATGAGCGCGGCCTGGCTGTTCATGTCGCGCCGCTTTTTCTGTTCCGCGGTCATGGGCACGAAAAATTCTTGCGAGAATTTGAAGCCGCTCATCTCGGCGAAGGTCTTAAACCACTTACTGAAATTGAAAGTCATATCGGCTTCCGCGGCCGCCTGCAGCAAGGCCGGATTGATGGCGATCTGCTCGATCGCGGACAGGAATTGAACCATTTCGCGCTTGGGCCCCAGGTGCGCGCCGGCCAGCACTTCGTAGGTCATGCGCGCGTTGCGATACTTCACGTGATCGAAGGCCACCGCGTTCATGCCCTTTTCGGTGAGGATATCGCGCATGGCCGAAGTGGGAAGGAGCTGATTGTTGAGCGTGTCCATGATGTAGAGCCACGGCGTGAACACCTGGCGCACGATCCGTTCGACGGGCCCATCCAAGCGCGACGCCGAGGCCTGTCCCACGAGCTGCGCGCCGGATCCCGAGCGCATGCCGGTCGTCTGAATGCCGGGCGCGCCGGCGCCCATCGTGGTTTGCTGATTGGCGCCCGCGGACTCAAGCGACTCCGATTTATTGAATTGCAAGATCTGCCAGACTTCGGGCGGAACCTTGGGCATTTCGAGAAGCCCGATCGACTTGCGCACGTCGTCGCCGTCCACCTCGAGCACATCGCCCGTTCCAAGCTGAATATCTTGGGAGAGCGGATTCCAGCCGCGCAAGCGCGTGAAGGTGGGATGGAGCGGATAGGCGGCCACCTCGAGCGCGAGATTCTCCGTACCCTGGGCGACCATCTGGCGCGTGCCGATAATCTGGCCCAGGCTTTGCCCGTAGTTGGAATCGCGCACCGGGCGCCACACGCTTGACAGGTAGGTGTGGCCGGTTCCGCCGGCCATGCGCGCGACCGCGGCGAAGGGATTTTCCGAGTTGCGAATCAGAACGCAATCGGTCCCATGCCGCAGCACGCAAATGATCGAATGCGCGTCTTGCCTCTCGATGATCTCAAGCGACGCGGCGAGCGGATCGGCGCTCGTGGGGACGTTCTGCTGGGTAGAATGCACCAAAAACGCGCGCATGCTTTCCGGCATGGTCATCGTGTAGTTGTCGGGCGCCGCGGGCTTCCTCTCCCTGAAAAACCACTGGAGCAAGACTTGCTTGGAGGGGATCGAATAGCCGGGCGTTTGACGGAGATCGTCAAGCGTGTCCCATCCTCCGTAGTTCCGCTCGACAACCCAATTCGCGCGGCGGATATCGTTCCACTTGCAGGCCGGATCCGGGAACACGCGCGAGAGATCCTTCTTTTCGATGTAGGGCCGGCGCACGGCGCGCTCGACGTACTCGAAAGCGATTTCGTCCGATTCCTCGGTGTGGATGATGGTTTGGTAGCCGGTGCCCGGCGACGTGAGTATTTCGGGATCGGCTTTGCGTTTGAATTTGGGATAGGTGCGCGTCTCTTCCACCCATCCCCATTTGAAGATCACCGTCCCGCGCAACCCGCAATCGAATACGCCGGCCTCGATCGTCTCGGGGAAATTCATGTCCTCGAGCTGGTAGGCAAAGATCGCCGTTTTTGCGTCGATGAGATCCTGGGTGGTGCCCGGAAAGGGCCGCAGCAAAAACGGCGGATCCTCGTAAAACAGGCCGCCGACGATCTTCGGGCAGATCGCATCGAGCGTATTCGAGAGCAAGAAATTAGGGACGGTGGCCCGCAGGCCGAGGCCTTGGCCCCAGGGCGAGCTGGCTTGGGGGGACTGGTAGAGAATATCCGAATCGGTCCAGCGGGTGGCGAGATCTTGCTGGGTGACGTAGGCGTCGCAGGTATCGAGATCGCGCAGGGCGATTGCGAGCGCGGCTTCGTCGGTGAAGAGATAGCCGCTTTTGGTTTCCCGGTAATCGGCCTGGGTGATGGTCGCGGCCGGCTGAATCACGGTTGCGCTCATAGGTGGATCCCGGATCCGCCGAAGATTCTCTCCGGGCCCTGGGGCGCCCGGCGCGCGGGTTCGGCCGGCGGCGCCGGCGGCGCCGGCGGCGATTGAAACAGCGTGCGGTACTCGCTGTCGCTGTGCTGCTGGCGGAACTTATCGCGGAGCTCCTTGGCTTCGCGCGCCTTCCTGTCGGCGTCGCTTTCGCGCTTCACTTCCGTACCTGGCACGGGCCGGAGCGCGGGAATGAGTTTGGTGAGCCGGCTGATGGCGTCGGGAATGTCGTCTTTCCTCGAGCGCGAAACCCCGTTGAATCGGGTGAACTGGCGGGTAGTGACATCCATCCAGTCGCCGTCGACAAACCAGAGCCGGTCGTCGTTGATGAGCGTCTCAAGCGACTTGATGCGGTTGCGCTTGGCGTTGCGGGTCATATCGACGTTCACCCACACGACGACGATCGGTTCTCCGTACATCATGGCCACGCGCTGGATCTCCGCGGCGAGCAATTCCCAGCCGGCGAATTTCTCGATCTCGGTAAACATCGGCTTCCATTTGCGGTGCAGGGCCACGACTTGCTTGGCCACTTCGGAGTCGCGCATCTTCTCGCGGACTACCTCGAGCACGTAGAGCGAGCGGGCGGCCTCGTCCGACCAACCGGCGGCGCCGGCCGAATAATCCGAGCCCGTCGATTCCGAGTGCGCGGTATCCCAGGCAATGGCGATCTTCCTCACGGACGCGGGCGGCACGCGGGCGAGAGCCACGGTGTGGGCGAGAATCATGCCCTCGTCAAAATGGACGGTGAGGTCTTCGGCGGCCGGCTCGTTGAGCTGCTGGCAACGGAAGGTCTTTTCGTTCCGCCGGCACTTGCCGATAAGCGATTTGAAATTCAGCTTCTCGGGGAAGTACAGATCAACCATGTGCTCCTGGAGCTGCTTGAGGGGCACATCGGCGAATTCGGCCTTGACGGTCCAGGCCGCCCGGCAGAGATATTTCATCCCGTTGGTATCGGGGTACAGGCGGAAATCGTCGATGCGGGTGCCGTACCAATCCTCGCCGAAATAGCGCGTCCCCAGGTGATCGCGGAAGGCCCACTCGTCGGGCCGGTTCTGCGATACGTTGTCGTAGCGGTCTTTCAGTTTTCCCCGGGTGTCCTCGGTGTTGGAATTCTCTTCGTTCACGATGTCGTCACCCTTCCAGACGTCGCAGTGCCAGCCGGCGATCGCACCGTCGATCGAGTTCACCCACAGCGTGGGCGTGCCGGGCTGGGAATGGACGCGGGCGGGCGTGGTGAGCGGAGAGAAGGTTTCGCCCTCGGCCGAGTCGATCACGTACTCGGGGAAGAGCGATTGAAACATGGTGTAGCGCGCGCCCTCGGGCTTGTTAAAAAAGCCCTTCACTTCTTTGAGGAACTTCCTTGAGAGCGCGCCGGAGCCGGTCATAATAAAAATCCGCACGTCCGGCACATTGAGCATCCACTGAACCGAGTCGATCTTGTTGGCCGTGGATTTGTAGGCGCCGGTGGGACAGAGCAAGAGCATTTCTTTCTCGCGCTCCTGCCTGTCGATCGCGTGGCGCACTTCATCGAGCGTGTAATCTTTGTGATACACGCCGTCGAAGTTTTTGGGGACGAACATCGAACACATCTCGCGGTGGACGTGTTCGACAAAGCCGGATCCGCTCTCGGGCGTGGCAATCAGGTCATGGCCCAGCCAGTAGAGATCCTTGCGGGCGCGGTCGCGCCACTCGATCCAGGTACGAAAATCGAGCCGGTGAATCTTGTGGGTTTTGCGGTGGAGGGGTTTGAGCTCTTTGAGCGGCCGGCATTCGGCCTTGTAGTAGAGCTCGCCGATGTCGGCGCCGCCCTCGAGAGTGAGTTCGGGGAATTGCTTGGCCCAAGCATTCGAGCGTCGGTCGCGCGGCTTTGGCGCGGCCGCGGTTTCTATGGCCTGGGCCTTCGTCACTTCTTACCGCCGAAGTTCACGGCGAAATTCCCCATCTTGGCCACGTGGGGATTATCGGAGTGCTTCGCTTCCTCCTTGAGAGATTCGGGCAACGGATCGGAATCCGAGCCCTTGAAACCGTGATGCCGGGCCCACGCGTGAAGGCCGCCCTTGCGCAAATGAAAAATGGCTCGGTGATGAGAATCCCTCATTGGCCCGCCCTCCCGATATCGTTCATTCACCGCCGCCGGTGGCCTTTAGGTACTCGCCGACGTTTTTCTGTTTCGCGGAGATGCCGGCCGCGGCGCTTTTCGCCTCACCCGACAAGCCGGCGTCGTCTTGCCGGGCCGCGTGTGACTGCGAATATTTGTACTCCGGATGGGTTGTGGGCTTGGGCGCGAACATACTTGGCTCTTGGCCCTCAACCGATTTGGTGAAATCCTTGGCCTTGGCCAGCGCCTTTTTCGCGCCGGCCAGGGCATCAGCTCCGCTCGCCATTTTTAGACGCCTCCCCCAGCTCCGGCTCCCGCGGCCATGCCGCCACCCGCGCCACCCGCGGCGCCGGCTTGGATCGCTTCGGCTTCACCCTGGTTGGGCTCCCCAAGATGCTCTTCCATCGAATCGTGGGCCGCATCGAGATCCGGCAGGGCGTGTTCGATGTCTTTTTTGGGATCGCCTGACTCGTGGTGATGCTTCATGGTGATGGATCCGTCGCGGTGGTGGTGCATGGTGGTGCTGTCGTAGGGGTGGTGCCGGCCGTGCTTTTTATGTTTTTCCGCCATGTGTGACTCCCCGGGGTTTTCTCGGTGGTGCGCGTGCTCGGGCAAATGCTTGCCCTTCGTCGCCGCGTCCCACTCGGCAAGAGCCTTCTTCCCCAGAACCTCGGGGTGGGAATGAAGGTAGCCTTGCTGGGCCTTCGATTCAAATGGCACGGTGCTGTTCCAGATACTCTCTCGCGAGATCGCAAATCGAAGGATCGTCGCCAAAGATTCCGAGCGCCATATTACACCGTCGATGCAAAACGCCTCGTATGCGGCGGCTCCCGTGGTGATGGTCGAGCACCGGCCCATTATCCGGCGTGAAGGGTTTGAGGCAGAGCTGGCATACGGGGGCTTGGGCGATACGCGAATCGTACTCGTCAAGCGAAATCCCGAAATTCCGTTTGACGTTTTTCTTCCTGGCGACCTCCGGCTTCTGTTTACGCGGCGGCCTCTGCTTGTCGTAGCACGGCTGGCAGAGGCCCACCGCGTAATGCTTTCGTCGAAGGTGGCACTTCGCTTGGGGCATGGACTTCCTACTCGCCCATCTGGAACAGGCCCAAGGCGCCGACATTGAGCGCATCGGAAACGGCGAAGGTGACGCCGGCCACAAAGTTGTAGTTGGTGGTCAGCAGGTTAACTCCGGTGAGATCGGTGAGCGTGAGCGACTGGCTCGCGCCGTTGAGAGAAAAGAAGGCGTTGAAAATTTGCATCACGCCGCTTTTGGCGTCCGACTGCAAGAACGCTTTGAAGGCCCAGGGATAAAAAGCTGCGGTGGTTAGAGACGCCGCCGAAGCCATCGTGGCCATCGTGGTATTGGAGGTCGCGGTGAGCGAGGTGCCTTCCTGGAAAACGAAATTGACGGTGGGCGACGTGCCATGCACAAAGACATAGCCGGCCGCGCGGACTTCGACGATCTTCTGCTCGAACTGCCCGGTGCCGGGTAAAAGCAGGTTGGCCGGCGCAAGCGGCGCCGTCGGCGCCGGGGATCCGGATCCGAATCCGGCCGGAAGCCCGGTTGAGTTGGCGAGAAGGTTCGGGAAAAGTTTGGCCACGGTGCCGGTGCCGCCGACAAGCGACGGATTCTGGCCCCGGACTCCCGCATCTGAAAACACGTTCATGGTGGTCTCCTTGGTTTCTCGATGGGTTCCCCATCGCGCTCGAGGGTCTCCCGAGCGCAAAGGAGCTACGGCACGTCATTGCGGGGTACTGCCAGTACTAACGGCTGAGAGATGCTGGGATTATAAGCCCGGCTGTCAAGCGGGGAGGGCGCCAGGTCGGATTTGAACCGCAACCTTCCGCCGGATTCATCGGCGGCTGCACAGGCATTGTGCTTCAAGCGCCCCGCGGTATTGTACGCGCGCGATCGGCGGTGTGAGTCCACTTCTCCGTGTTTGCCACATCGCGGTTTTTCGGAAAATTTTTGGCCCCTTTCGCGCCTCCCCTCCCCGCGTTCGGCCGCCTCTTCTCCCCCGCCCCCACCCCGCCGCCTTACCACCCACACGAATTCCACGCAGGCCTGAAAAACCCTGCGAGCGGAAGAATCAGGGGAGGTACCACCCTATTCCAGCGCGACCCTCCTTGGGGCGGCCCACCCGCCGGCCGGCCGTTTTGGGAAGCATTCTTTGTGTCCTACAAGGCACGGTTTCGCCCCTGAAAGGACGCTATGCCGCTAAAGTGCGGTTATGTTGGGAGCGACTTTCGCCTGTTCCGCGTGGCTTTCCCGCAGTATTCCCGCGCGACTTCCGGCCGATCTGGAAAGCTTCCCGCGCGAGCTCAACGCGAGCCGAGTGTTTCGCGTCAATCACATCGGCCGGTCAAATTTCTGCATTGCGTCGCGGGCGATGCGGGTTAGATCGACGGTGGAATTAAATACGCGGTAGTCAGTTCCGGTGAGGGTTGAATGGGTGGTGAATTGGAAGCTTAGGGGGTTATATGTTGCCGAGAGAGGCAAGGTGCTGATTCTAGGCGCGTTAGTGGAAGTGGTGCATTCGTAGCGTTCCAAGTGAATGTGTGCGGGCTCGATTGGCACGTTTGAGTCGATTCTGAGTTGCGCCCACCTTTTTCCCATAGTTGCGAGCGATTCTCAATGTGTCTCACCCGAATGTGAGACTTTGAGACGGTTTGGGCCCGATCTAAAGGGGTTAGCTCGCGGCAACTCGATTGCAAGCTGTTCTGTGTCCGTGAGAGTCCAACTCTCAAGCGAAGCGGACAGGAGAAATCAAATGGTTTATTACAAGGTGGGTGATCGCGTGGTACAGCGTTGCTTCGGTGACGCCCGACACGAGCGGACAGTCCGCGTCGCGTCGCGTTCGACTGACATTAAAAACGGACGGCCGGGTTTCGACGGCTACTTGGACAATGGCTGCTCCGTGTGGGGTTATGATGAAGACATTCACTCGGTGCTAGGCCAATTTCGCGGGCTCGTTTCAGAGCGCGCGCGCGTGGTATCTGCCGAGTGTGACGAGCAACTCGCCACGCAATTCAACATTCCGGCCGTCTCCATCCTCACGCACCATGCTCTGAGACTCGGTATGACACGGGAACGCTTTGAACAAGTCCGCTCGCTAATCGAGCGGGAAACGCACGGGAATTAGGCCGTGTTTGACCTCTGGTTCTGGCTTTGGGTGTGCGCGTTTGCTGGGCTCGATCTCTTAGTCTGGCTTCGCGCGGAGAGGATGTGCTGGCAATGACGACGTATACGGTTCTCAGGCAAGTGGACGCGTGGATTAACTACGAAGCGATGGTCGAAGCGGAGTCACCCGAAGAGGCAGCACAGATCGCTTCCGAAAAGGATAGTGAGCTCACTTGGACACAAAGCGATGATCCGCAACAATTCGATCACCGCGAATTCTACACGCTAGACGAAGAGGGTTCACCGATTGAGTCAACGAAAGTCGAAAGCTATTAGGGGTAGCGCGACGCCCGGAAGAGCGCGCAAACTCACAGGAGCACCAACCGCGTATCTGGTCGGAACGAGCGGCCGCGGCGCCCACGCCCGACTTTTCCCGCATGCCGACGGGCAACGTCCGCGAAGCTTTACAGGCGCTAGAAGTCGAATTGCTTTCCGTCTGATCTCCGCAGTCGATGCACTCCGCATCCTGCGGAGCGTGCGGCTCGCAACCGCCACGGGCTGGGACGTTACGCCGGCCCTCCAAACTTCCCCGTGCGTCCGTGCGACGCGAACCCTCCCGGTTTTAATTTCGCGAGTGTTTGTCTGCGGCTTTCAAACGCATATTGAGGAGGTTGTGCGCGAGCATCTCTTCGGCGATGAGTAGACCTTGGTCTGCATGATTGACGGAGTAAGCGCCGATGCACTCAAGCCCGGACAGGACAATATCGGCCTGACTGATCGCCTCGGGATGGTGCGTGCAAACCGTTCTCCAGCGGCCGTGGATCCGGCACATGGTCAAGCGGTGGGGTTGGTCGGTGAACTCTTCGCCACACTGCGAGCATTTCCAGGGTGCTTCCATCCGCCTGAATTCCTTTCCCGCGCACGACGCTCGGCTTTGGTCTGACGCTTCCCGCGAGCGCGAAGGAGCGCGACGTAATGGGCTCGCTTCTCGGCCGAACCCTCAAACTCTGGCGGGACCGGCGCATCCCTGGGCGCGGTAATTTTCGGCCGAAAGCCGACGGGATCGTCGCGCTGTGCGGCGGTGCTTCCCGGCAGGGCCCGTGCGATCTCTTCTTTGCTGGGCCCGTCGCGTTTGATCTTACGCGCTCTCATTATCGCGGCGCCCGGGCCCGAAACATTCGCATGTATCTGCGGTTGTACTCCCGGCGGCGATGGGTCTGTTCCGCGCTCTGTCGACGCCACCGGCGGCGCCGGCTGATCCTGGAATAAATCGCGCGCATCACGGGACGAAGATCCGGGCACAGCCTGTTGAGTATTCGCTGATTCATTTCCGGCGCCGTTTGCGCTTGGATTTCTCGGGCGGCTTCGGCACCTGGTCCGCAATGACGTCCTTCCCGAAAATGCGGTCCCACGTCGACTGACTCACGCTGGTCATGGGCTGGAAGGTGGCCTTGCGGGCGCCGCCGGCCAAAAGATCTTTTCTCATGCTCGAGCTCCTGGAGCTCCGCGCCGGCTTCCCCTTGGGTGGCAGGTCCGTGGGAAGCCGGCCTCAAACGCGGAGTGCTACTTCTTGACCGCGGCTCTTTGTTTTCCCGCGGCGGGTGTGGCAGTCGCGGCGGCCGTTGTTGCCGGCGACGCGCTGGTGGCTTGGTCGAGCATCTGGAAGCCGATACTCGTTGCCGGCGCCGGTGGCGGCGGTGGTGCGACGGCTGCTACCGTCACCTGTTCAGTCCCGCTGATTTGCACCGGCGGATCCCCAGGGTTGGCGCCGGGCGCGAGTCCTGTCGCGTCCAGGTTGAAGGTGGTTCCGGGATCGGACACGGGAGCTGAAACCAAAAATTGCGAGCCGGTCGTGTCTCCGGGGTTTGGTTGAATGACGATCTCGGGATCGTCGGCTGTAAGTTCCAGGTCGGCCGGCGAAGCAAAGATGCTTCCGGCTGGCAGCGGGACGAGCTGCACAAGGATGGGCGGCCCTCCAGCAACCAAAGCAAATGCGGATGTGGACATTCGGTTAGCCTCCAGGTCGACGAGCAAAAGCGATTTTGCGGGCCTCGGGTGCGATGCCAATAGCTGGTAGAGAAACTCCTCGAGCTCCGTGAAGAGCTCGTAGATGCGGTGAAAGTGCTGGGGCTTCTCGTGCGGCAGTACTGACATTTTCGCGCCTCGCAGTCTGTTCGATTCTAAACGTCGAGTCAAGCAATGCCAGGATCCCCGGCGGTAATCGTTAGGATCGCGCGGGGTGTCGCGTCAAATCTCTTCTCCATCACGACGCTAACGACCTGGGCGTCATCTTTGAACACCGTGCCGGTGAGCGCGTCAAGTGCGCTCCGGAGAAGCTTGTCGAGATCCGGCTTGGTCATTTTGGCCAGGACGCTCTTGCGCAGACTCTTCGGCCGGTCGAAAAAAAAGGTACAGCTAACCGCGATGGGCTGGCCCGCAATAGGATCAAGTTTCCGGTCGGCCATCGCCTCGGCCGCGGCGCCGGCGATCTCCTGCTTCCACGGTTTGGTTTTCTTGTTGTCTGAGGTAATCACGGCGTGGCGCATGCCGGTTTTATAAAACGCCCGCATCGAGCCCTGCGGGACGGGCGTCCCGTAGATGATGAGCGAGAGACTGATGAGTTTCACTTCTTGGCCTCGCCGGCGGTTCTGGTCGCGGGATTGATCGCCGCGATCACTTCGGCCAGGTGAAAGCTGTCGTCGTCGGTGATCTCCTGCGAGAGAAGCACGTACTCGGAAACCTGCTTTTCCTCGCAGTCGACGAGCGCGTATTCCTCCTCGAATTTTACTTCTTTTTTGACGCTCCCCTGGTCGTAGCGATTGGTCGTCTCTTCGACGATGCCCGTCGGCGTTTTCTTCTTGAGAAGGTTCCGCTGCACCGTCACCATACGTTCGACTTTCTGCTTGATCGTTACCGTTATCATACGTACACCTTCCTTCCCAAAAGTTCCGGGTGCGTCCGCGCGAGTGATGCGTTGCACAGATCACAGAACCAGGTCTGCAAATAGGGCCCGCTATTGTTCCCTTGCCTCATCTCGGCGCCGCAGAACGGGCACCTAACTTGGAGAGCCCGCAACGTGCCAGTGCCCACGCCCGCATTGGAAGATCGCCCCAGGCCGGCCGAGTTGCTTGGCGGTGCTGTCGGCGATTTCTTTCGAGACATAAATGCTTCCCTCGCACCGTCTTTGCCGGTTTTCCATCTTTTCCACAGGTTTTTCCACAGGCGGCCCGTCGTGCGCTTTGTGGCGTTTCAGGGACTTACGGGGCTTTTCCACATGACGACGTGATTTCAACAATCCCCCTCCCCTTGCCTCTCCTTTTCCTCCCCCCTTACGATCCCCCCGCTTTTTCCTCTCCATTCCCTTCCCCCTTGTCGACGACGGCGGCGGGCGGCATCTTCGTCGTCGGAAATATCCCACTGATGCGCGTCGCGAAATGATGGCCGATGCTGCTCGCCTGACGGAAGTCGCTCCAATCGGGCGGCAGGAAATTCGCGTACTGGTAGACGGCGCCTTCGGTCTGGCCCTTACGCGGGTGGAATTCGATCTCGAGAATCTGGAGCTCGGCGTCGTAGCCGATTGTGCGAATCACCCTGCTTTGGACATCGTCGCGTTGCATCTATCTCCTTTTTTCGGCCGCACGCCAAGAGGCACCCGGAAAGCACGTCGCCTCTTCTCGGGGCGAATAGGCGCGGCCGAGTCGTGTTGCCTCGGCGTCGAACGCCTTTCCGCTTTCGCTATCGCCCTGTAGTCGTCGGCCCTTGCCGGCAGACTCCCGGCGGGCGGCCTTTTTTGGGTTATGCCTGGCCTTGCTCGGAATCGCCGCCGGGCGCGTCGGCTTCGTCGTCTTTGGTTTCGACGTTCTTCCCGCCCTTCGAGATCCGCACTTTGACCTTTTCCTTTTCGGTCAGCACGGCGATAAACACGCCGCCGTGGTGGTAGGTCGTTTTGTGGTTTTTGTGCATGGCGTTGAGTAGGGCGTTTTTGAGCTCGACTTCCTCTTTGCCGATCGCCTGGCGCTGGTCCCGCTTCTCGGCGTACTCTTCGGCCAGTCCCTCGAGCTCCTGGATGGCTGCATCCTCGGTGCCCGGTAGTCTGGCTTGCTTCGGCTTCCGCACGGGTTTAGTGAAGTCGGCTGCGGGATCCAGCTTGTTCGTTTTGCGCCGTGCGGTTTTCGTCTCTCTTCGAGGCATCTTTCTCCTTTCGTGAGTTGGACTGATTTTAGAACCGTCCCCTTGCATGTGCCGTTCATCGAAGTCATGCCAAGGGGACCGTAATCCCTCTAGGTTATCGGACACACAACAAACTCTCACTTCACCATTCCCTCGAGTCGCTCAATTTCAGCGATTCGCCGACCGAGCCTGTAACCCAGGTAGAGAGTCTCCACGTGCTGGGAGAAAATTGTCGTCGTGCGTATGGATTCTATGAACCTCTTGCCGATGGTATCGGAGTCCCTGGCCCGCTTGGCCTCTTCGATCTTCTCGCCGAGCTCCAGCTCGGACGCCATGAGCATGATGAGTGAAAGCACAACCTCGCGAGTGAAGGGTTCGGACTCACTAATCACCTTGCAGAAGTCGGGATAGTCGGGCCCGTTCGGAATCCCGAAGTGAGATCCCGCGTATCGCTTCACCTGTTCCCATACCTCGTCGAAAAGTTTTACGTCGAGCATTTGTTCCCCTCTCTCATCGGACGGCCCACCGAAACAGCATAATCGCCACTTTCAGGCATAGCGCACAGCACACGAGGGCGAATACCGCGGTGAACATACAACCTACGATGTCTTCCAAATCGGGCATCAGTCTTTCATCCACTCGGGCATCTCATCCTCGGCCGGCGCCGCGGGTAGTTCCCCCCGCGGCGGCCCTACCGGCCGAGCTCGCTTCTCATATCCCTGCTTGGCCCATTCCAGAATCGTGTGCTCGCTGAACGCGGTGAGCGCGCGGACAATCAGGTCGATCGCGATGTGCGGATCGCCGGCGAGCTCGAAGTACGGCTCCTTGGCCATCTGCATTTCGATCCACTGTTCCGGGGTACGGCAGTTGAGCCGAATAATGGTCGACTTCTTCGGGTTGGTGCGCTTGCGTTCCCTTTCCGCAACCTGGTCGACGACGTGAATCTTGCTGTGTAGCGTGGCCTCGTCGCCTTCGGCCATCGCCTTCGCGACTTTGATCTTCATCGCGTTAAACTCGTCGATTAGATCGGCCATCACCGCCTCACTTGATTCTGAATTTCGCCCCTGCCTCTTCAAAACGCCGGCAGAGCCGGCCGAATTCTTGCGGCGTTGCGACGACGGCCTTCGCGGCGTGCTTATAGAACGGCTTCAACATTTCGCGATGCTCGTGCATGAGCGAAGCGAACCCGCTGATCTCGTAACACTCGTTCGCGAGTTTCTTGCACGTGAACCCCGGGAAGTTATCGGGTTGGGTCGGCTCGTTTACGAGCTCGGCGTCGGTGGGATTGGGCGGATCCGCCGGCGGGGCCTTTTTGTCCCACTGGCTAAATTGTTTGTGCATGTGCTCGATCTGCGCCGGCGTTTTGGTCTTGAGATCTTCCTGATTCTTTTTGACGAGCTCGGCGAAGGATTCCTTCGCGCCGCGCTTTCCCGCGAGCTGCGCCATCATCACGGCGAGCTCGTAGGTCTGGCCGGCTTCGGGTAGTGCGGCTTGGCTTCCGTCGGTGATTTCGACGACGCGGCCGGCCGGCGTGACGTCGTAGTAGCCGGTGTCCATGTCCTCGATCTCCGACTGGTCGAGCATGTGCAACCCGCAGATTGAAAGCGTGGCCCGCCGCTTGGCTTTGGTCTCGGCTCGCATCATCGCGTTTGCGAGCTCCTTCCCCTGGAGATCGTAGATCTTCCATTCGCTGCCGCTCTTCTTGCGCTTCTTGAGCCACACGATGCCGGTGCCGAAATCCTCGCGGTTCTCGCGCTTGATGTAGGCCGCAACTTCGACGTGATAAAACTCGCCCTCTCTGAGTTTCTTCGGGTGCGGGTCGAAACCGATTCGGTGGATCCGCCGCAACTGCGCGGTGCAATCGGCCCGCGCGTAGAGGGTCATTTTGCCCGTCCGCGTGGCGCCGTCGTCCTCGTCCGTGTCTTTGAACACGATGTATTCAAACGGCCTGGTCATCGGGTTAAGGCCCAGGCTCTTGCAGAGCGATTTGTAGTAGATCAGCCTCTCGGTCGGCGTGAGATTGGTGAGATCCCCGCTTAACAGGAGACTTTCGATGCGCTCGGGAAGAGAGAGCGGCCGCTGGATGGCCGTTTGAACGCGTTGTTTCGCGCCTGGCTTGGCCTGGGCGGCTCCGCGGGCCGTCTTACCCCTTCTTTTCGAGTTTGCGTGCCGCAAATCGGCTTTCTGCTTCGTCATAGGCCCTTACAGGCGCGAGCCGCGTTCGCCGTCATTGTCGCCTCGCGCACCTTGCGGACGGCCGCGGTCTGATCGGCACTCGGCGGGGTGTGCGTGACGATGGTCTGTGCCAGGAGAAACCCGGCGTTTCGGATGGCCTCATAGGCGACGAGATCCTCTTCGCCGTCGGGCGCGTGGTAGGTGAACCAATTCTCAAGCTGTTCGGTCGTGATGGCCATGTGGCTCCTTTTCGGGCGTTGCGCCCCCTCAGGTTCGGCAGTCATAAAAATTCGCAAGAGCTCGCTCGGCGTGATGGCGACGGGAGGATCTACAGAACAATCGACGAGCTCGAGCAAGGGTTCGGGCACTCGATTGATGTAGTCCGCGAGCAAAGTGCAAATCGCCATTCGCTGCGAGTGGGTGATCTTGATTATCGTCACCCGGCGTCAACCTCGGTGATTCGCGTCGATTTCACGACGGGCGATTTCTTCTGCCGCGCGGTGAACCTGGCCGCGCGGTCGCGGTCGATGTAGACGCGGGCGAATTGCTCGCCACTTTGGTAGGTGATCGTGGCTCTCCAGTGCTGGTGCTTCCTGCGCTTGTCTCTGAACTTCATTGCGGGTGCTCCTTTCCAATTAAATAAAATCTTCCTCGATGGTGCATTCCGTGTCGTCGGCTGTGATCGGAAGCCCGTGCTCCCCGCGGATGTCGGCCTCGATTTCCGCCTGGCTTCCGCCGTCCCTCGCTGCGATGTGCATCGCCATGCGCTGGATCTGGTCGTCACTAAGCTTGGAAACGTCGGCGCGATAGCAGAAGATGTTTCCCTTTCCCCGAAGGCTCGCCCGAATAGGAACTGCGCTCAGGACTTCGATCTTGTTGGTTCCGAGTGCGTGCTTCCACGTCTCAAAACGGGGCGAGCTCGGTAGTATTTCAACGATCACTTCCATGGCGTGGTTTCCTCCACAAATTTGTCGAGCGCGTCGAGCATCACTTGCGTGGCCCGGAGCCGCTCGCTGAAAATCATTTCCTTAAAGAGTCCCGGCCGGAGCCGCTGGAACTCTTCGCCGACCAGGTTAAATAGCTGCACTTCAAAGTCGGTCCACTGGCCCGTGTCGACGCGCGTACCCCGTTGCTCGAGCGGGACGCGTCTCATTAAACGTACCTGCCGTTTCGGTCGCGCTGTCGGTGCGCGTTTTGCTCTGCGTTCGTCGCCCAGCGGCAATTGCTGGGTTTGTAATCACCGTCGTTATCGGGCCATCTGTCGATCGAGTGGCGGCGCGTCGGCTTCGGTCCCATATCGGCCAGGAAATTATCGAACTTTCGCCACGGCTCGTGTACCTTGATGCCGCGCCCGCCATATGACGAAAAGCGACCATTCTTTGGATTCAGGCACCGTTGAAGCATCGCGTACCAGCTTCGATATTCGGAGCTCGTGCCCGAACGTACAGCATGGCCATGCCGGCGATTTTGCCGATGGAGGAACTCCAATTGCGCGATCTGGCCAGGTGACCTCATCCCTTTGAATACGCCTTCACGCCGGGTAGCTCGCGCATCACGGCGTCGGAGTCTTTGCGCTCGCGCGCATATTTAGATATTTCGCCTTCGTTGACGAGGATGAACCGCATGAGCAATTTCTGGCGTGCCTGATCGTTGTTTAGAACCGCCGCGAGATAGTCCGCGTGGATCCGGGCGCCGCCGTCGGTGAGCTCGGCATAATAATAAGTTTGATTTTTGAAGCCGGGCACACTCGGAATCGAAGGCACGACGCGCACGGTCGGCGCCGGCGCGTTCTTGGCCTCTTCGGCCACAGCGGCCGCGGTTTGCTTCGCGGCTTCCTCTTCGGCGCCGGCTTCTTTCAGAAGTCGCGCCGCTTCGCGTTTGCCGATGCGGCCGGCTGCGAGATCCCGATTGATCTCGCCCACTTTCTGACGCCGAGTTTCAGCCGCGGCTTTGTCGGCTTCGCGCTTCTCGTCCTCGGCCTTTTGAAGTTTGAGCCGGTCCTGTTCCTGCTGTCGGCGGATCTGGTCGGCCTGGGCCTTGCGCTTTTCCTCCGCGGTAAATTCGCGCTGTTTATCGACCAGGGCCTTGAGCCATCCCTTCACCGGCGTCACAAGCTGCGAGATCTGGAGCTTGAGCCGCTTGACCTTCTCTTCGGCCGGCGCGAGCTCGGGTTCAAAATAGTTTTCAACCGAGCGCACGTAGTTCTCGAAATCCAGCTTCACTCCCGACGCGCGCACGAGATCGTCCTGGGTAGCGATAGCGAGCTCGGAATTGGCCTTCATCTCTTCGAGCCGGTGGTTGAAAATTTCGATCGCCGTTTCGTTTGGAACGTCGATTCTCACCATGTCTTGATTCTTCATTGTGTCCTCGCTCGGTTGATTGCGTCGACCAGGACCGCGATCATGGCCTCGGCCTGGGCATCGGTTAACGCGCCGTCGAGCTGCTTATTAATCCCGACGTTGAATTGCTCCTTCTTAGGATCCCAATAGAGACTCAACAGCAAGTCGCCGAGGGTGCTGTCTTTCGCGAATTCCCCAGGGTGTTCGCGGCTGAATACGCCGCCGCGCGCGAGCCCTACTTTGTCGAGATCCTCTTTGGCCATTACGCGAGATCCTCCGCATTGATTGGTGTCGCCGGCAGTTCGGGCGCCTTGCGCTTGAACTCGGTCCAAAAGTGCCGATGACAATTTGCTTCAAACTGTGGGCATCGGGTTTCGACGTGTGTGGGGCATTCGCGGTCGATGCAATCGCAGCGGCCCGGGTGGTGCATCTCCATTTTCGCGAGGGCGATGTGCATCGGGAAAACCCGCTTGCAGACTGCGCACTTCCCGCCGGCTTTCCTGATACAGCGTTCGCGCTGCTTGCTCCTGTCCTTGCCTTCCAGGTGAACGTGAATGCGGCCTTTCGAGTCCCGCAGGGTGAGGAACGAGCCTTCGTTCTCGAACATCCCGTTGCGAAGAAGCACGCGGGTTGCGGGCTTGTCCATTCTGAATCCGTGAGGCATTTACTTCATTTCCTTTTTAGCTACAGAGCCATTCCTGAAATTCTGGCGTGGTCGTGTTGTCGACGAAGAGCCAACCGGCTGCTCGTTGCTGAACGCCCTCCAAAGGAGCTCGACTTCGACATCCGAAAGCCTCGCGAGTAAGGGGAAGCCGGGCAAGGCGACGCGAATCGAAATCACGTCCTCGATGTGTTTGGCCGTTAGCACTCGGATCAGATTCATGCAAGATGTATCCGGGCCCCATAGTGATCGCTCAACATTTTTTCGTAGCGCGCGACTTCGGCTTCGGCTTCATCCGTGATGGCCTGGTAGTACTCGATCTCGCTGATGACGCCCTTGGCTATCAGGAGTTTTGCGAGCGCCGAAGTGTCACAGAGCGCGGAGTTGATGCCGACGCGGAGATGCTTCGGGCTGTGCGAGCACGTGTCGGGATCCATCTGCAAACGATCTTTTTGGACTTGCATCCACGAGCTCACGCCCGACTGCATCGCGTGTAAGGCAGCCTCGTATCGCTTGCGGATCTCTTCGAGCTCGCTCATTGGAAGTCCACATCGTTGATGATTACCGCGGTTCCGTAGATCTCGTGCGGGAATCCGGGCCTTGCGAGCCTCACGAGTTTGGTCGCCGTTTCATTCACCGGCAGTTTGTCGAGCATGCCGGTGTCGTCGACCATCATCACGATAGGATCTTTGTCGCCCGAATTCCCGCGGAGCCTGAGAGTCACCGTGTCGCAGCAAATACATTGCCGCGTCGGCGTGGTGATTTTCTGATACACATGCTCGAGCGTGGGCTTGGCCAACACGTGCCACATAAACCCATCGGGCTCGATCACCAAGTAGGCGCCGCGCGGCAGAGTCAACGCCTTTTCCAAAAGTGGATCCATTCATTTCCTCCGAAAGTCGCCGGCCCTGGGGCAATCGGTCCAGTGCGCTACCCGCTTCTCGTAATCGCCTTCGACCGCCGGATCCGCCTTGACGATACTGAACGGCATGTTGCGCGCGTTCGGCGTGAACCACCATTCAATCGTCGCCCCGCAGCCCCGGCAGTGAGCGTCGCCCTTGTACTGATAGCCGGCGGCTTTGAGTCCTTCACTGGTGTTTGGTAGCGGCATTTTTCGGGCGCCTGAAAAGCAGAATTAGGCCGATGATAATCAGGCCGATCGAAGAGATCTCTCCGCAATTCAATGCGACCTCCAGGTCGCGGCGACGTAGAGCGTAATCCCCGTTGCGGCGATGAGCAAAAACCAGGTGAGGATGCGGGCCCAGGGAATCGGTTCGTCTTGGCCGATGAGCATCCGGCCATTCACACAGCGTTTGCAGGGTTCATTGCCCACGTAGCCGTCGACGCAATCTTCGGCGTCACACGGTGCGCTTGTCCACGCGTCCACTTTCATTTCGCACAACCTTCCGTTTGTAACGCTCCTTCAAAACAATCGCGACTTCGGCTGCAATCGAGCGGTGGTTATGCTTCGATTGCTCGAGAACGAGATCGTAAAGCCATGTCGGAATTTTGGTATATAGACCGCGACTTCTACGCCATCTCGCGCCTCGAAAATTCGTCTGGCCAGAGCTGCCGCTACGACCGTCACTTGTTGGCCTCCACGTATTTTTCGAGGGCGAACGTGATGATTTCCGAGAGATGCCGCCGGCGTTTTTTCGCTAATTGATCGAGAGCGATCCGCAGGTCTCTACTGATCCTCGCGGCAATCGTCACTTTGGGGTTTTTGCCTTCGGCCATCTTGGGCGGGAGTCTAGCAGCAAGACGTTAACGCTGTCAAACAACTATTTCTGTTTAACCGTTTTCGTAGGAAACCTCGAAGTAGTCGGCCGGCAAGCGGTGATACAGGTGAAAGAAGGCGTTTTCGCTGTCCTCGACGAAATCAATGCCTCGCCGGTACCCCACAAGCGTGCAGCCTTCGGTGTCGCCGCGGGTGTTCCCGATGTGGATCTCGATCGCTTCAAAGCTTGGGACGCCCTGGAGCAACGGGACGCGGAAGGGATAGCCCTTCTTGGCCGACCATTTCGGACTGACGGCCAGGCTGGCCCGATAGATTCCTTCCGGGATGAGTTGCACGGACAAAGGGGGATTGGCGGTGCGCGGAGGCTCGAGCGAATAACAGAAATACACGCCGTCGATCAGCAGCCGGCCGGTAGTCGAAATCGACGAAAAGGTGTCCCGCTTAACAGTGAGTCTCATTTTATGGTGATTAGCTTCTTGCCCTCGAGCTGGCCGGCCACGTTGGAAAAACTCTTGTCAATGCTCTGCATGTGCGTGTCCTGCTGATCGAGCCTTTGGCTTACCGCGGTCTGGAACTCGGCGAAGTCAATCTTGCTCACTGTGTGAAGCCCGAAAACGACAAACGACAAGCCATTGCCCAGGATGAAACTCAGCAGAATAAAAAACGCTTGCTTGTAGAAACCGGAAGCCCCGTTGGCATGGTAGGCGGCGGTGGCTCGATCGCGAACGTCCCGCAGCTTTTCAGTAAGCATACGGGCCTCGTCCATCGTGACGCGGAGCTCGTTCGAGACGATGCGGGCCTCGGATTCTCGGATCGAAGCCTCGGGGAACCTGTTCACACTTTGGCTTCAAATGGGATTTTGGAAATATCGAACGGTTTGCCTGTCTCCGATTCATAGAGTGCCGCCCCCTTCTGATAGATGCTCAGAAGCAGGGGAACGATAGCAGCGGCGGGCTCGACGGTCGCAAGGACCGCGGAGCTGGCCTGGATGATCGAGATAATTAGCGGCAACTTGGAGGGTGACGGATTTGCTGGAGTGGCCACGTGGACTATGTACCTCCTTTCGCGGATGCGAGCGAGGAACTTGCGCTCGTAACTTGGTTCATTGCGTTCTGCAAATTGGCGGCGTCGGCCGCGCTGGCCGTGCCGGCGATCGCCATCGCGTGATAACTGGTCGGCGCGCAAACCAAAGTTCCCGGGCTCGAGCCGGTGACGGGCATCCCGCAGTAGATCCCGTCGGCCGTATTGTAGGCGTCGATTAGCGCGTTGAGCGCGCTCTTAAAAACGGGGACTTGGCCGGCGGGGACTTGGTTCGCGGTGAGATCGTTCTTCGCCGATTGAATCGAGCTGTCGGCCAGCATGAGCGTGTCATAGGCGCCCGAATCGAAGGCGTTCGCCGTGCCTGGGTGAATCGTATGTGCGCCGCACCCGCAGAGTAAGAACGCGACCGCGAGCAAAGTCGATTTCATGGTTTGGTTGCCTCCGGGATTTTTAGGCCCATCGCCGCAAGCGTCCCTTGCGACAAGATCGTCGAATTGGGGTCAAGGCCACTGAGCCCTTTGACCAGGTTGTACGCGGTCGTTGCCCACCAACCGGCATCAGGGGGAAGTGGGGCGAGATTTTTGGAGACGTAGACGAGGGTGCGGACGACGCCGCCGCCGGTAAGTAAAGAGACAATCGCAACCCCGATATAGTGTTCGAGCATCTTTCAACCCGATCGTAGAGCCATTCGCGGAGCCCGAAAACTCGCACCAAATGCCTCGGGCAATAGCAGACTCCGAAACCGGCATCGGTCAAATCCGCGGCTTCCCAGCATCTCGGCCATCCGCAATGCGCGGCGTTCACTGAACTGCGGATGTAACTGTCGCCGGAGGCTGAATAGCAGCGGCCACGGGCGCAGTGTATGCCGGCGTCGTAATCTGAATCGTTCCGCTCGGAGTGGATTCGCCGGCTGCGTTCACTGCGGTCACGTAAAAGCAGCGGGTGGCTCCGTCGGGGTACCCCGTTTCAGAAAAAGTCGTCGCCGTTAAAGGCGTCGCTGTGACTTTCGCAAACGTCGCGCCGGCGCATGCCGCTTGGGCCTTATACACGTTGTAGCCGGTCGCGTTTGTGACGGCGCCCCAGGTGAGCGTAACTCCGTGCGTGGCCGTTTGGCCGAAAACTGCGGCCGCGCAAGCAAGGAAAAAGACAGTCCAGAAAATCATACGCTTCATTGGTTTCCCCTCGTGGCCCGGATACTACCACAGCTTGAAAGTCGCGCAAGAGAAGTGTATCGTCCCGCGCTATGCCACTCACCCCACACAATTTTTTCAAATGTGATCTGCTCACCGAGAAGGGCGAGCCCGATTGCGACGTGAATTTTTACTACGATTCGGGCGGCCCAAATCGTCCACCCCCCAACTGGCCCGACGGGATTAAGGTCGCGTTGACGAAGGTCGTCGCCGTGACGCATCCCCTCACAGGTCACACTAAATTCTTTTGCTCCGACGGGCACGCGATCGAAGCGATCAAGCGCGGGCAACACATCCCGCCGATCCCCCAAGAGCTGCCTCGGCTCACGCCCTCGGCCACAGACGCCGACGTCAAAGAAGTCGCGCGTCAAGCGAAGGCGGTCGAAGGGATAAAAGTCGTCGGCAAAGCACAGTGAAAATCGAAGGATCCGCGCACCTGGACTCGGCGGAATACCACGCCGCCGAGCGCCGGCTTCATGTCACCTTCAAAAGCGGGATCACCTACGCCTATACGAATGTGCCGGCGGATGTGTGGGAATCGTTTCAAAAAGCCGAGAGCAAGGGGCAGTATCTACATGAGCACATCAAACCGAAATTCCGCGCCTGGCGATCAGTCCATCGCGTGAACGGGTCGCCGAAGGAAGGGTAGTTTGGCGAGGCGCCCGTCCTCTCGCATGTGGCAACGCCGGCAAAGGATCGCAATATTCGACGGCGCGTTGTTCGTGGGATTATCGTCTCGATGATGGCGCTCGGCTCGTTTGTTCCCGCATTTTGAGCAAGGTCCGATTTTCGGATAGAGGCGCCACGCTCTACTTCTTCCACCTCTATGCGTGAGATTCTTGCCTTTCCATCTGTAATGATCGGAGCCAAATCGCTTCCGCTTTTCGATGTGTTCGGGAGATTGCTTGGAGCCCAACTTCGGGCCGGGTTTCAACTTTGGAATATTCTCGCCACGTTTTCTGGCGCGATGCCGGCGCGATCGTTCATTGCTATCCACGCGTCACAGTCTATCATCACTCGAATGATGAGTTCACGGGGCGTCGAAGGAATGGTAATTGGGCGTCCTGTTTTTCGCATTCCTTGAGGTAAGTTTCCGCGTACCGGATCAATTTGCGTCGATCGCTAGGCTTGGCGGTCCCCACGTGCCGGGTCATCCGCTGGATGTTGAACATGTCATGCACGGAGACGATGCGCCTCTGTTGCGGCCGGTCCATAGAGAGCCTCGAGGGAGAGAAATTCTTCGGGAGTGTAACGCACGTCGATGATGTAAGCCATCCAATCCTCGATCGGCGTCACAGGCTCGCAGAGCCCGCACGGACAGGGTTTCAAAGCCACCTTGGCGCTCGTCGCGCGGATCCCGTTCTCGCGCATCACCCAGCCGGCCCAGCGATCCTCCGCGGAAGATCCGATCAAAGGATTAAACGGCGCCGTCGAAAGAATCCTGAGCGCGCGCCGACTCAGCCAGTAAAAAGCTCCCGAGCAAAAAACATCCTCGCGCTCGTCAAGAAGACAGCCGGCGTAATCGCCTTCCGGGATCTCGAGCCGCTCGGTTCTAACGTAGGCGTCATCGTCGCAAATGATGAGCCCGTCGTAATGGTGCACGTTTGCATACCAGGCGATCGCACGGGTCTTTGCGACCAGGCCGTTGTAATCGTCAGGCACACCCAGCCGGCGGCCGGTGAAAACCTGGAAATCATATTCGGGCGGAAGTCTCTTCGCCCAGGTCCGCTCGATGAGCTGCCGGCGGGCAATGTAGGGCCCGTGATCGCACGTCTCGAGAGCCAGGAGGATCTTCATGTATAGACTTGTATATACGCTCTACTCGGCGAGCGAGAACCGAAAGGCGCGGATCCGCTCACGCATGTCCTGATTCTCTTCGCGGGTTCGCTTTGGCGTCGAGAGCATCCACTTGTCGATTTTCGATTGAATGAGCGGCCGCAAAGCGCGGCGTTCGGTCAGGCCGGCTTTGTCCCACACCTGGAACGTATCGGCTAGGCCCAGGCGTGCGACGGTGCCCTGGAGCTGTGAAGGGTATTTGTGCGCCTTCCCGATGATCTCCGATGCTTCCGTCGCCGTGAGCTTGGCCTTGGGTCCACTCGACGCCTCGTGAATCGCCTTCATCGCTTGCACCCGGCCGGCGTTGTCACGATCGACGATGGAGCTACGAAGCGTGTCCTCGAGCCGGTAACGGAGTTGCGCCTTCTCGATCTCCTTCCCCTCGAGGGGAGCTTCTTCCCCGCGCTTGCTCGCGAATTGATAGGCGAGCGTTTCCGCCGGCGTGAAATGTTTCCGAGATCCGACGCCGGTGCTCTGCAAAACTTTGTCGAGCGCGCTCGGCTGTGAGATCTGCTGATTCGGGTAGAGCCCCTGGAGCGGAATCGGCGTGATCTGCCGCAGCGTGTCGAAAAACTTCTGCGCGTCCGTCACCTTGTGGCCCATCTGATCCTCACCGTAAGCGATCTCGGCCGGCGCCCGCACCATGAGCGGATTGACGCGGTTGGCCAGGAAGTCGCGCGGCTTCTCAGCGAAGTGCAAGAAATCACCGAGCGTCGTCCGCAAGCTATATTCCCGCTTGCCGTTTTTGGACAGAACCGAGAAGCCGGCTTCCGGCCGGGTGTCTCCGGAGACCAGGTAATTGATCCCGCGCGCGAGCATCCAATGCGCCACGTTGAAGGCGACCAGGCTCTTGAGCATCGGGCCGCCATGCTTGCCGGCCACGTCGAGGACCGATCGCCCGGTCGATTCCAGGAAGTCGGGCGCGAGCAATAGCGTTCGCAGCGTGTTTTGCGTACTGGCGCCGCGGCCGAGAACCGTATAGTTGAGCCCGCCGAATTTGTTGTTTACCTGCGATGCGGCGATGCGCCCGGCCTGTTCGTCGGTGAGCTCCGGATGCGCGGCCTTGATCTCCGGCGTCAGCTTGTCGTACAGATCGAACTTGAGCGAAGTAATCCAGCCGTGAGGACCGAACAACTTTCCCTCGATCGCGTGATTGAAGTCCCCGACCAGCGGGATCTTGTTGATGATGGACTCATGGCCGGCGCCGAGCCCCTCGCTCAGATAGCCGCTGAATCCCGGCCGCGTCGAGGACACGACTACTCCATTGCGAATCGCGGCTCGCTGCGAATCGGTGAGGTTGTAGTAGTCAATGTCCCTGGGCATAAAAACAAACTTGCGGTTCCCGCCGCGGAAGGGATTGAGCCCGCTTTCGAGCGTGCGGTTGAGAATCGTCGCCCAATGGAAGGGCGAGAGCGAGAGAAGGTCTGACTTTGCTTCGCTCGACACTTTGAGGATCGCGCGCACGAGAGCGTTCTTCGGCCGCGTCGATTCGAGAACGGATTCGAGATGAGGCGCGACTTCGGGCGCCACGTAGACGGGCACACGCGCGTTTGCGATCTTCTCGTTTTCTTCCGCCGGCACGCCCGGAATGCCGGCTTGGCCCTTTTCCATGATGGCCTGTTCCGGGAAGGGCCCTTTGCCGAAGGGGACGATCGCGGTCTCTTTCGGGAGCTCGTTCGCTTCGCTCGCTGAAACCGGGCGCCACACAGCAAGCCCGCTCGGAACGTAGTCGGATTGCTTCCACTTGTAGTTTGGCGCGCCTGGCCTGGTCGTCTTGAGAAATTGCGCGTCCTGGGCGCTGCCGCCCATCTCCTGGAACTTCTTGGCCATCGCATCCTGGATCTTCTCGGCCGTCAAACCTTCCTCGGGCACCGTCACCGAAACGAATTTGCGCATGCGCGGATCGAGAGTAGTCAGCTTGTTCGCAACATCCTCGGGTAAGGTCACTTCGACGAGTCCGGCTTTAGCGCCGCGGAAGACGCCGCCGGCTTCTTCGACCGTCTGTTGCGGGCCGGCCTTTGCCTTTCCGGCGCCCGCGGCTTCACCCGTGAGCGTGGTTTCCGGCCGGCCGCCCGGAACTTCATAGATGCGTCCGGATTTCAGGAGCGCATCGAATTTGCCGGCGGCTTTGAGATTCGCGACTTCGGCCGGATCCACGGGCGCGTCGACGGGGCGCGTAAAACCCGGGAAGAGATGCCCAGGCGCGGCCATTGGCGCACCTTCGTTCGTATAGGATCCGGCCAGCTTTTCGGCCAGGTTATTTTTCGCGATCAAGTTTGAAACGCGCTCGTGGTAATCGGCGATGAGCGCGACGGCATCTTTTGTCGTGGGCTTGAGCCCCTTCTGTTCCCCTTCGGCGATCGAATCGAATTTCCTCTTCTTGAGCATGTCGCGATCGCCATCGGTGAGCGTGCTCACAACCGGCTTGCCGGTGTCCGGGTCGATATCCTCGACGTCCCACTTGTGCGGGAGATAGTTGGCTTTGCCGCCATCCTCGGGCAAGAGATCGAGCGCCTTCAAGTGAGCGAGATCCGCGGCCAGCTTGTTACGGATTTCGTCGCGGACCTGGATTTCGGTGTCCGATAGATTTTTCGCGGCGCGGAATTCCTTCGCCGTGTCCGCGGTCTTGGGGTTCGCTTCGGCCGCTTTGGCTTGCGCCTCGAGCACGTTCGGATCGGCGCCGGCTTCGATGCTGCGCGCGATGGCGACGCGGCGCGCTTCATCGGGGACCATTTTCCGGTACTGATCGAAGTCTTGGCGCGCTTGCCCAATCCCGACCTGATTCTCTTCCTGGTAGTCGTGGATCCCGTTTGAGTAATGCTCTTGCGCCATCGCCTTCCCTTTGGGGGAGGCGGCGCGGAGCTCGTTCAAATCATGCCCGATTCCTTTGGTGGCCAAGCCGGCCGCGATCGCACCGAATACGTTTTCCGTGGCCATGTCGGAAAAACGATCGAGCGCCTTTTGTTTATCCTTGTCGGTTTTCGCGGCGCGGTAGTCGCCCCAGGCCATAAGCATTCCGGGAATGCTGGTGGTTCCGAGATCGTAGCCGTACTTGGTCAGAAATCCGAGATTCGCGACCAGGCTCGCGCGCTTGACGGCGCCGGCGGCTTGAACTTCCGAGATCCCCGGTATTTTGGCGAGTGCCTCGGCGACGGGCCCTTCACCCATCGAAGCGACGGCCAGGGCGAGACTGGTGGGAGAGGAAAGGCCCGCAACGAAATTCTCGGCGCCGGTCTTGACGCCTTCCGCGGCGCCGAAAAGTTTGCTGCCCTTGTTCGCCGCCGCGGCCTGGTCGAAACTTTGTGCCAACTTGCTATAGCCGGGAAACAGGGCGATGTCTCCCAGCTTTTCGACGCCCTCGTTTGACAGGAGCGGTGAGTTGAGCCAATCCCAAACCTTGCCGGCAATACCCGTAGGTTCCGGTTTGGGCTGCTCACCTGAGCGCGAAATAGCGGAAGTGGGCGCCGCGGCCGCGAAGGGCTTTGCGGGATCGAATGCTGGAGCCGGCTCGGGCTCGTCCATTACCGCGGTTGACGTGTAAGCAGCACTCGGGTTGAACGCCGGCGGCGCTGCGGGCGCGGTAGCCGTAGCCGGCGCCGCGGTGAACGGCGCGTTTGGGTCGAAGCCTGGCATGGTTTACTTCGCTGCTGAAATCGGTTCCGCGCTCGTCGGCTTCCCGTCCGGGCCGAGCTCGAGAATTTTGTAGCTCACGCCGTTCTGCGTGATCGTGTCGCCCACCTTGAACGGCCCTGGGTTTCCGACGGTGTGCGGCTTCTGATTGCCAGGCTTGTTGTCGCCGGCGCCGGGTTTGTTGTAGCCGAGACCGAGTTTCCGCAGATTGTCGTAAGCGACGCCGACCTGCTCTTGCGCGTCGGTGACGTGATACTTCTCGGCGAGATCTTTGTATTGCTGGCTCGACTTGTCGACGTCGCCCGTTTTCTCGTCGATCGGCACGTCCGAAAAATCAGGATCGGCGCGAAGATCCTTTTGCGCGCCCTGGTACGCCTGGAACGAAAACTGATAGCGTTTGTACGCGTCGCCGCTCAAAGCCTCTTTGTCGCCGGCCATGAGCTTCGAGTAATCGCCGCCGAGCTCGGAGAGGTGCTGGCGGGCCTTTTTGACCGTCCCTTCATCCTTCAAATCGCCGATAGATTTTTTCGCATCGGCGTAACTTTTCGCGGCGCGCGCGTTCATGTCTTTAATCTGCGCGACTTTTTCCTGGTAATTGAGCACCCCGAGCGGATCGGTGAAGATTCGCGTCGCCTTCCCGCTCGAGTCGTTGACGCTGTGCCACTCCGGGCCCGTGTCGGGCACTTCGTAGAGGTGCCATTTCCCATCGCCGCCCAACACGGGACGCGTGCGATATCCGTTGTTGTGGGCATTTTGGGCGAGGCTGTTGGCTCGCGCGTATTGCTCGAGATCTCCCAGGTGCTCGAACGGCGGCGACTCCTGCCCGGCGATCGACAGCGGTTTCGCGCCGACGGCTTCGAGCGCGTCCTGGCGATCCGCCTCCTGCTGGCGAAACAAAATGTCCTCGTGGGCGAGCCTGTAATTGCGCTCGTCGTGTTCGTCGTCCATTTCGCGCATGCGCTTGTCATGCTCGCTGGCCGCCCGCACCGAGTTCGCCTGCTGTCTCGCGTTTTCCTGCTTTCGCGAATCAATTTCGCTGGTGACGTTCTGTTGCTCGGCGGTGGCCCGCTGCTTCTCAATGTCGATCTGCTGCTGGCGCTGGTCCTTCTCGGCCTGAAACTCCTTCTGCTTTTGGCGCGCCTCTCCCGCCTGGCGCGCCGCGGCGCCCACGCCGTAAAGCGCCCCGGCGCCGGCTGGCGCCTTGCCTCCAGCGCCGAATCCCGCGAGCGCGGCATCGACGCCGGCGACGACATTCTCGGCCCAGGAGCGCGAGCTTCCATTGTTGACCTGGCCGGCGATGATTTTATTTTTCGCGATCTTGACGGCCATCGGTTCCTCGCCGCCACCGGCGAGCGCGGACGTGGCCTGATCGGGCGCCGGTGAATCGGAGACGTCCGGAGGGGCCGACAAATTCGCCGGCTGGCGAAGGTCTGGATTGGGCGGTGTGGCATTTCCGCCGCCCGTTGCGAGCATCGTCCGCAGATCGTTTTCCGCCATCAGAGTCCTCCCGCAAGGGCCGTCAATCCCTTTTTGCCGCCGCCCGCTCCAAAGAAGCCCAGCCCGGCGCCGGCGAGAGAGGTTACGCCGCCGGCAATGTCGGATTCCTCTTGGCTCTGCTGCTGCGCGATCGTGTCGGCCTCGCCGAAAGACGCTTGATTGGCCTTGGTCGCCTCGCCGGCAAGAGCCGTCGGACTGTAGCCGGCCGCGACGCCTTCTTCGGCCGAAAGCGCATCCCTGAAATTCGAGCGGCCGGTTGCGTAATCGGCCGATGTAATTCCGAGCTGCTCCTGGGAGAGCTCACCCGCGGCCGAAGAGGCCAGTTGCTCCTTGAGCTGCTTATCGACGCCGGATTCGGGAAGGTTGCCGCTCGAGCGGCCGGCGAGTTCTCCACCTAAGGCGCGCGCGGCGCTCGCATAGTTTCCGCCGGTGGTGTTGAGTGCGCGCGTCTCCATCGCGGCGCGCTCCGAAGGACTGAACCCGGTTTGGCTCGGGCCCGCGGCTACGATCGGAGAAAGCGTGCTGTTGAGATGAGCGAGAATCGAAGCATTGTTCGCGAAGTTCGTTTGGTAATTGGCCATGAGGGTGTTCGTAAAACTGGCCTCTTGAGATTGCGCCTGTTTCTCCGCTCCACTTGGCCCGCATCCGAAGGCCAGGGGCCCGTACAATTTCAGATAGAGTTCTGCGCGAGTCATGGGCTAAACTCCTTCTCCTTGCGAACTACGCTCATTGATATAACGGGCGGAAAATTTGGTCGCCTCACCGCTCAGTGGCCTGCCGGTCGTTCGCGATTCGCCGTCTTCTGGTTGTGCTCGTGTAAATGCGGAAAACTCCGGGTAGCTAGCGGCGAGAATCTGCGACGAGGCCACATAAAAAGCTGCGGCTGCTTGATGCGCGAGTCTGTTGCGCAGAGGCGAACGACACACGGGCATACGCGCTCTCTCCAAAGAAGCCCAGAATGGAACTCGTGGGAGGGGATGATAGCGCGATGCACAAGGCGGGCGCATCGCTATTTCAGATACTACGGAGGAAGAGGTATTCGCATCTGTCGGCGCTGGCGGAAGTTTGAAAACTTTCTCGCAGATATGGGTCCAAGGCTTCCCGGCACGACATTGGACAGATTCCCCGATCCCGATGGCAACTACGAGCCGGGAAATTGCCGCTGGACCACGCTCAAAGAGCAGCGCGCCAATTGGAGCTCTAAAGCTCATCGTAAAGTTCGGCCCTCAACCCAAATTTGTTCATCATGAATTTGACCAAAGCAGCAGATCCCGATTCCCATCGAACCTTCTTGAAGCCGCGCTTTCTTGCCTCTTCTGCCACAGGCGGATACGCTTCTAGGAGGCCCCGCACAATCCGTTTCCCACTCACGGGCGGAAACTGCGTGTGCAAACGGGTATTCTCGCCGTCCGATTCTTGCCGGACGAACATAAGAGGTCCCTGGTCGTCCTCAATCGTGTAACAGGAAAAGGCTCCCGGCGCCGTGCCGGATCCGACGAAAAACGATGGATCCACGCCGCGGTGATCGGGATCTCGCGCAATCCAGCCGGCGATCGTAGTTGTGTCGAGCGGTTCGGTTCTGCGGAATCGGATCACCAATACCTCGCCAAAAGTGGATTGGGCGTGCCTGTGCCGCCGCCCACGCCCGGGTTCCAGATAAACTCAAAGAAATTGACGATGAGACTCCGATTTGCAACCGGAGATGCTTCCGTATCGTTGCCGAACATCACTGCGGGAAAGACGCCCGGGTAGAATTTGAACGTCGCCCCGCCCTGGCCCGTGGTGCTTCCCAGCGTGGCGTCATAGGCGGCTCGCGGAGTCACGTCATTAAATCCCAGCAGCGTTTTCGTAAAGGACGAGGCGCTTCCGCCCGTCCATCCCGTCACGGACAGCACACTTCCCTGGCCGGCGGTGACGAGATTTCCTAATCCGGCGCCGAAAGCATATTGGGTGGGGCCCGCG